GGATTAATTGTAGCAGCTCCTGAAGCAGAGGCTGCCCCAGTTGCATTAACTCTCATTTTAATAGTAAAAGTATTATCATTAGGAACAGTTAAAACTTCAAAAGCACCTGTTGTAAAATCTGTTGCAGAATATCCTGTTGGAGGAGTAACCGCTGAAAATGTCACATACCTTCCAACTTGTAAACCGTGAGAAGTTTTGTTTACAGTAACATTGTTTTGACTTGAAAATGTATCAAACGTTGCTCCAGTTATAGCAGTATCTAAAGGGGTAATATCGTAAAACTGTTCTCCATAATATATAAAAAGGCCTTGAGAAGTACCTATCGCAGCGTATCTCTCACCCTTTAAACTTGTAAAAGCTAATTGAGCTCTAGCGGGTCCTGGAACAGTTTCTTGATCGACACTTAATTGTTGCCAGCCACCTATTTTTTCTGGTGCAGTATATCTAAATCTTACAAAATCTCCATCTACCCATTGCCCTGGAAGAGCTGAAGGTACACTTTGTTTATTAAAACCTGCTGCAAAATCTACTTTTTTTAATGCCATAGGGTTGAATATATAAGGTTTTTGTTATTTTGGTAGTATTATATTCCATTCTAGCTTCGATAGCAAATCTTGTAAATCCACCTCTTTTAGTTTATTTTCTTTTAGATATTGATGTAGTTCTTTCACATCCACAATAATGTATTGATTTTTCATACCAAAGACCATTTTATCTGCTTTAGTTTTAAAACTGCCTGTTTTAATATTATTTTTTAAAGGTCTTAGATCAAATTTAAATTTTTGATTCAATCTATTTTTAAGTATACCTTCCACATCCCAAAGTTCTTTTTGTTTTTGATATAGTGTTGCATAGGTAATGTCTGATAAAAACCCTAATTTTTGTGTCATATAAAATCCCTATAAAGGAGACAGTAGGTATGGTGGATTACTGTCTCCATTATAAAGATACATCATTTTCTAAACCAAGATGGAAGACCTAAATGTAGACGCTTGTCAAACATATTATCTTTAGCACCAGGGGTTTTGCTATTATTATAATGTAAAAATACTTGAACGCATTCTTTGCCTTTAAATTTTTCTCGCCAATGCTCTAGTTCACAACCAGAATACACTAACATATCACCTTGTTTTAAATTTACTTTAATTCCTTTTTTACCAACTTCTCCAGAAGGCTCTAAATATATTGGCCATTCATCGCCACCTAAATTCATAGTGGTAGATATCTCACAACTAAATCTATCTTTATGTCTTTTAAGTTCATCTCCTTTTTTATATATTCTTGCATAAGTATAAGCAGGATATAATTTTAATCCTGTAGCTTTTTCCATTTTAGGTTGGCATTTTAACATTAGAGTTTCCATTGCAATATCAGAATAACAAGAATAAGTATTTGGCATTTGTTTGTCTGTGTAATTACCTATCATATCTTCAAATGGTGAAAGGTATCTAGTTTTCATACAAGTATCATGCACTTGTTTTTGTATGTTAAAATAATTAGCAACAAAGGCAGCTAGGTCTTTTGATATAGCTTGACGAATAATTGTATATTTATTTTTTTTAAAACTCATATTAATTTAAACCATCCTGTAATTATCATTTTTTCTTGGTTTACAATTTGACCTTTATGGGTATGTGTAAAATCTGGAGGCCAAATTAAAGTTAATCCTTTTTTAGAAGGGGTAGTAATTTTTTGATATTTAAACATAGTCCCACCTTTTTTTATATCATTTAAATATGTCATAAAAACTAAAACTCTTGATGAAAGTGAATGTGATCCTTTTTCAAAATGCCATTTTTTAAAACCACCATTTTTAGGATACTTTTGAAGGTTTGCTGCTTCAACATTAAATTTATCATATTTATTTGCTTCGGGATATTTTTTTAAATATAAATTTAAAACATCTTGTAATGTTTTATTATAGGTTAATATTTCTTGATCAAAATTATTAGAGTGGATTGATAAATCCAATGAGTTTTTTGGTTTTTCACCCTTAACTTGATTGCTAACTATACCTGGTTTAGCATGTGACTTAAATTTATTATAGTAATTAATTAATTCATCACAAATTTTTGTAGGAATAAACCAACCTCCAATAAAACTTTCTTTAGGTAATTTATATTCTTTAAGCATCTTTAATTAATCCTTTAGGTATAGCTTGTATGTGCCAACTTATAAATTTAATATTTTCTTTGTTATAACTAACAGAAAACTCATGTTTTAAATAACTAGGAAATATAATTAAAGTGCCGGGTTGTGGTTTGTAATGAACTGTATCAGTTCCATCGACTACTTCTTTTATTTCTGGTTTAAGAACTAATTTAGTTGCACTTGCACCATTTCTGGGATCATGAAAAATTGGATAAGATGATTTATTATTTGTTTTTAAAAAATAAAAACCTGAAACATGTTGGTTACTAGAAGAACGTAAATAGTAATGTTTTTCGTTTTTATTAAATTGTTGCATACGCATGTCTGTAAACATAGTTACATATCTTGACATATCATAACCATGGCTATCTAAAAAATTCCAAGATTGTGCTCCAACATATTTTCTAAAATCTAAAAAATTATTATCAATCAATGGTGAAAAGTTATTAGAAAATTTATTTAAAGATTTAACAAAATCTATTTTTTGTTCTGCCCAAATAGGTGTTTTAAAATATTCGTTTGTATTCATATTATTTAAATGGATACCCTATATTCCAAAGGACTAGTGAATACCTAGTTCCTTCCACAACAGGTTTAACTCTGTGCCAAAGAAAAGATGGAAATACTACAATAGATCCCTTAGGTAAAATTTCTTTAACGCTTATTAAATGTTTATTTTCTTCTCTAGCGTGGGGTTCATAATTTCTAAAATCAAATTCTAGTTCTCCACCTTTATATTCTGACCCATCGGTTAATTGACAAGTAACAGATAGTTTTCTAATTTTACCATGATCAATATTACCAGGATTATCATAAGCTTTGTCCCAGCTATCACAGTGCCAATCATAGTATTGATTATGTTTGTATTTTGTAAATTGACACATTTCCGAATGATCCCATTCAAAATTCCAGCCAGCATTTTTATTTGCTTTATGTATATAGGGTTGTATTTCTTTATAAATCCAGGAATCACTTAACCAAACAACGTCAGAATTTCTTTTTATTTTTAAATCTTTAATTTGATCTTTAGTTAATTTTTTATTATCAAGACCCCCTGTAAGTGCCATTTTTTCTTTTTTAGACAAAGCATATTTAATAACATCGTCACAAAACTTAGGTGTAAGTGCACTACTAAAATACCAGTAATAATTAGATAAATTCATATTATATATATTCAAAAGTAATTTTTTGTACAAAATTTAATTGTTCTTTTTGATTATTTATGATGCAATAAGTATTGTTAGAAGGAAACATAATAAATTTATTGTTTGTAAGAGGTATATCCCAACTTCTTCCTTTACGTCTATTGTCATCATAATAAATTTTAACACTACAGTTTTTAACTTTTACTCCGTAAAGCATCGTAAAGTCTGGTGAATTTCTTAAATCTGTCTGATCTACATCAGATGTAGGTAAACTTTTTTCTAAAGGTTTATATATATTACCAGTAACTTTTTTATTAATTAAATTAATGTTGTGTTTTATTCCTACGTGTTCTCTTACATAAGTCATCAACTTATCTAATGTTCGAGAAAAAATAATATCTTTGTCAGTTAAAGTAGAGTGTAAAATATGATGTGCTAAATCATTGCAATCAATTTCCCAATGTTTTGGCATTGAAACATCACCAAAATACAGAGCTTGTTCTGTTAATACTTTCTTTTGCATACCTAAAAATAATATACACGGTCTTAAATATTATGTCAATTGATCTTATTCTGCAGGTGTTTGATTTGTTCCTTGAAGTGAATCTCTTAAAACCCAACCAGTTGTATTATCTAATTGATAAGCCGTTTCGTCCCAAATATATTGCCACATATAATTAGGTGTTGTGTTTTGTGTCTCTTGTTCTTCTGTTAAACTAGGTTCCGTAATAGGAGCATTCCAAATCGCTGTGGTTAAATTTTTAACCCAAGAACTATATGGTTGAGGAGGCCAAAAAATTTCATTATCTGCATCCCAAGTATAACCCATTCCTCCATAGTTTCCTCTAAGTGGAGTGCCACCTAATTTATGTTCATTATTTATTGTATTATACGAAGTTTGAATCCATAAATGTGAAGGCCAATTATTATGTTGTTCTAAATATTGTTGACCTACTGTTTCATCTTCAACACCATCAGCGTTTAACATATCTTTATTATCTAATGTTAATACTATAAGTACTTCGTTCTCTTCTGATATTTTTGAAAAATGTGCCATAATTATTGAAATCTATACCTTATCATTACTATACCCGAACCGCCTGCTCCACTAGCGCCACCACCACCACCGCCAGTATTAGCTGTTCCACTACTATCCATGTTACCACCTCCTCCGTGACCTCCTAAAGGACTTCCATTATTCGGAGTCTGTGATCCACCACCACCTCCTGCAAAAAATCTTGTATTAGGATAGGAAATTGGTGCTCCATCTACTCCATAACTTGGAGATGTTGGACCAATAAATTCATCAGAAACATAAGCTCCTGCTCCTCCGTTACTATTAGTATCTCCTGGATTAGGTGCTGTAAGACCTCCACCACCACCACCACCTGGGTAGTAAGGTGAGTTTCTGCCATTTGCTCCATCTGTACCTTGAGCTGGACTTACAGGGGGAACATTTCCTGACCCACCTGATAAATTACCACTATTATAATCTCCGCCACCGCCGCATCCTCCAGGTTGTCCTGGAGCATCTCCACTAGGAGAATTTCCAGAAGCTCCACCTACTCCTCCACCTGCTGATGTTAATCCTAGTGCAACGGTATTAACTCCGTTAGTAGCTCCACCAGCTGCTCCACCTGGTCCAGGGTCTCCACCCCCACCTACTGCTATTGGATATCCTTGTGCTGTAACTGTAATTCCTGCTGGTGCATTTAAAGGATGAACAGAGCCTGGTCCTGATGAAAATGATCTCCATCCTCCTGCTCCGCCTCCTCCAGCAAGTCCTCTATAAGTACCTGCTCCACCGGCTACAATCAGATAATCTACTACATCATTAGCTGTATCCGATGCTACTTCAGAAACAGTAAAAGTTCCTGGTCCTGTAAAAATATGTGTTTTATAATCTCCGCTTTCAACTATAGCATTTCCACCAGAGGCTACTATAAAAGAATCAGAGGATCCTCCAACACCAAATCCGCTTACTGATCCTGCTCCGAATGTTGATTTTAAAGGCATCTTTCTTCTCCTAATTTATTACGCAAACTGTGTTTGAGTTGCTAACACTGTAAAAGTTGCATCTGCGGTTTTAATAATTGTATATGAATAAGTATCTAATGAGTTAATATTACCTTCAGTGGGGGCTGCTCCGCCTTGCCATTCTGGAGTAACACTTGATCCATCGATTTGAAATGCTGAATTGTAGTAAGCTGTCCCAGCTTGATTTGTAATAAAAGCTATTGTAACAGATTCACCTGCGTCCATAATTGAGTTTAATGAATTTGATCCGTCGCCTCTGACATTTAATGTCCAGTTACCTGAAGCAGCGGTTGTATAATTTAA